GATTGCGGGCATCACTACTGCGGGGGATGCCAACAGCGAAACACTACTTGAACTTTATGCGGCCGGCGCTAAGGCAATCGCCGGTGACAAGGACCTTGAAAGGTTTGGATTTTTTGAATGGGCCGCGCCCGAAAACTGCGAACTGTTTGACCCGGCCGCAATCATGGCCGCCAATCCCGCGGTTGCTTGTGGCCGCGTGTCATTGGATAGCGTAATCACAGACATGAAAACCATCCCCGAACATGAGGCCCGCCGCTACCGCTTGAACCAATTCATTGCCGGTGTGCAATCATCATGGTTGCCGGGTGAGTATTTTGCGGCCGCAATTGGTGACGGTATCACAGACATTGACGGTGCGGTTTTAGGTGTGGACTTGACTAAGAACTTTAGCCACTGCACCATTGCCGCGGCTAAGCGTGTTGGCAATCACTACGAAACCGAACTTGTGGCAAGCCTTGTGGAACCTACCGAGGAACAGATTGCCGAATTGGTTTTGAACCTTTACCGCAATAACAGGATCATTGGCATTGCCCTTGATGACCGGTTCTTACACTCACTAAGCCGCCGCCTAAAGAATGCGGGCTTGCCGGTGTGGTCTCTATGGTCCAAGGAAGTGAACACCGCTTGTGCAACGGTTTATAGCATGTTTGCCAATGAGCGTGTCACCCACAAAAATGACCCGCTGTTGGCGCTACAAAACCCGCTAGGCATGACCCGCTATTTCGGTGAGAGTTGGCAAATCTCGCGCAAGGAAAGTTTGGGTGATATTGACGCGCTACTTGCAACAGTGTTTGCCCTTTATGTCGCGGCTACCGCGGAAGATGGTGGTGTTGGCGTATACTAGCCGCAACGCATTGTGCACACGATGAGTTAGACGGTGGCCCGGTCATCACCCCCCTAGGTGGCCGGGTTTACCGATTTTCGACACGCCCAAAATTTGCGCGGTGTCAATACCACTAAAAGCCCTAGTGTTGTTGTATGGCTACATTGTGGCAAAGGCTAACCGGGCAAGCGCGAATTGAAAAGCGCCTAGCGCCGCCGCCTATCCCTACCCGGTCCAATTCAACTGTTTCGACATCTAGCGCCCTATCACTTACAAGTGTTTACCGCGCTGTGCAGATTATCGCAACACCAATTGCTAAGGCGCTACCGCTAGAAACCTACCGCTACGCAGGCGGCATGGAACAGCGCATTCAAAACCCGCTATTAGTCACAAACCCAAGTTTGAGCGAAACCCGCCGCGATTTTCTATTTGCAACGGTTACATCACTAGCCCTTGATGGCAATGCCTTTTGGTTCAAAAGTTACGATAGCCGCGGCCTAGTCAATGACCTAACCCTTTTGCCCGCATCATCTGTTGGCGTTCGCCTAGACGGTCCAACCGGGATGAGTGGCGCAAAAGTATTTGACTACATGGGCAAGACCTACACCGGCGCAGACATCGAACACTTGCGCCTTTTTACCACTGCGGGCAACCTACGCGGTGTTGGCCCGGTTCAAGCCGCAAGCCAAGACATTTTGGCGGCCATAGATTTGCGCGATTTCGCGGCCACATGGTTTAGCAATGCAGGTGTGCCAACAGGTGTTTTGCAGACATCCAAAACCATCAACAAAGACATTGCCGATGAGATCACAACCGCATGGCACACCAAACAAGCCACCCGCCAAATCGCGGTGTTAGCCGATGGTTTCAGTTATGCACCGGTGCAACTATCACCAAAGGATGCACTTCTAACCGAATACCAAAGCCAAGTGACCCAAAACATTGCCCGCTTGTTCGGTATTCCGGCCCGCCTACTACTCACCGGTGTTGATGGCACTAGCGACACATACTCAAACGCACAGGATGAACAGCGTGTGATGTGGCTACACACCCTAATGACATACACCGATGTGATTGAGGATGCACTAAGCCGATGCCTACCGCGCGCCACACGAGTGCAATTCAATTTTGAAGGACTTTTCAAGGCAGACCCGAAACAGCGTTTTGAAACTTATGCAATAGCCACCGGCGGTGCACCATTCATGACCGTTGAGGAAGTAAGACAAAAGGAAAACATGGCATGACCGAACTAGAAACCCGCGAGGTTGAACTAAGACTAGGTGACACCGAGGAACGCACTATCACCGGCATTGCAGTGCCTTATGGTGAGGATGCCAACATTGGTGGCGCATACATTGAAAGATTTGCACCGGGCGCTATTCGTTCCGTTGAGGATGTCAAAATCTTTTATGGCCATCAACACGATGAGTTGCCAATTGGCAAGGTCATTGAGGGCCGCGACACCGAACATGGTTTTGAAATCACCGCCAAGATTGCAAACACTGCACTAGGCAATGATGTGCTTGAACTCATGCGCGAGGGCGTATTGAACAAATTTTCAGTTGGGTTTGAACCAATTGAGCAAACTCGCGATGGCAACATCGTGACGCGCACCCTAGTGGCCTTGCGCGAAGTGTCGGCGGTTGTCTGGCCGGCCTACTCATCGGCCACAATAACCCAAGTGCGAGAGGAAACCGAGGCACCCGCCGCGGATGAGCCAACCGCCGAAACCCACGAAAGTGAACCAATGGAAAACACCGAATTCGATGTTCGCTCACTTCACGATGAGATTGCAGAAATCCGCCGCGAAATTGTAGCCAACACCACCCCGGCCGCACCGGTTGCACCATCGTTCATGGCCTTTAGATCACAGGGCGAGTTTGCAAAAGCACTTGCCACCGGTGATGACCGCGCCATCGAACTTTACCGCACCTACGCGCCGGCAACTAGCGCCGATACCTACCTTGCCCCGGGTTGGGTTGGTTTCGTAAACAACCTAATTGACCTAAACCGCCCGGCATGGAATGTGTTCTCAAAGGGAACCTTACCTGCCGATGGCCTAACCGTTGATTACGCCAAGGTAACCACCAATGGTGCCGCTGTTGGCGTTCAGTCCACCGAAAACACTGCGATTTCACAGGGCAACATTGTGATTGACAACGCAAGCGCGGCAGTTAAGACCCTTTCGGGCCAAACGGAACTCAGCCGCCAATTGGTTGAGCGTTCATCGGTCCCTTACCTAGACACCGCATTCCAAGCCATGAGCATCGCTTACGCGGGCGCAACCAATGCACAGGTTGTTGCCGCGCTAGCCGCCCTAGATTGGACCGGCAAGGTCATGGATGCAGATGGCGGAACCGCCAAGTCAATTCTTGAGGGCATCACCGATGGTGCGAAATACATCAAGGTAAACTCAGGCCTAACCCCTGAATTTATCTTGTGTGACCCGGTTGCCTACAAGTATCTAATTTCAGTAGCAGACACCGCCGGCCGCCCACTAGTCCGCCTAGACGGTGGCCTACCAACCGGCGAAAGCATCGGTAACGCATCAGCACCACAGTTGAGTGGTTCAATTTTCGGCTTGCCGATCGTTGTAGACACCACCCTTTCAAGCGGTGTGGCTTACCTTGCCAACTCAAACGCTGTTCGCCTATACGAAAGCGCCGGTGCCCCGGTTCGCCTAGTAGATGACATTTCTGGCCAAAGCACCCTAACGAATTCTTACGCGGTATACGGTTATGCCGCTGTAACCGTTCCATTTGAGGGCGCAATTGTCAAACTAGATGTGACCGCCTAAGCGAAAGCAAAAAACAAATGGCTGTAACACTACAAGAATTCAAAGACTATGTTGGCACCAAGGATGCAAGTGACTTCCCACAAAGTTGCCTAACCGCCGGCCAAGCCCTAGTTACTAAATTCATTGGAACTGTTACAACGGTTCCCACCGAAATCCAAGACCAATCAGTTTTGATGGTGTCAAGCGAACTGTTTCACAGACGCAACGCACCAAACGGAATTGCACAGTTTGCGGATTTCGGTGGTGGCCCTATTCGTGTTGGAAGTGACCCAATGGTTGCGGCCCGGCAAATCCTAATGCCTTATTTAGATTGGGCAGTTTAGGTGAATGAGATCACAGCAACAAAGGCAGAATTCAAACTTGATTTGGACAATGCCGGCCTTGATGTTCTTGAATATGTGCCGGGCCGCATCACACCACCAATTGTGGTTATTACTAGCGGTTCAACCTACATCACGAGTGGCACCCTAGGCGGTGAGTATTTGCTAACACTAGATTGTGTTTGCATTGCGGCCCGCGCCGATAACGAAACCGCCACCGAGGAACTAGACAAACTCATTGCAGATTTGCTAACCGCAATTCAAAATTTGCAGTATGTCGAACTAACCGGTGTGGCGGCACCTTACACACTCGCAACAAACAACACCGAGTATTTGGCGGCCAATGTGTCACTCAACATACTCATGACCCTATAAGGAAAAAATGGCAACTTCACAGCGCCTAAAAGCCCAAAACATCAAATTTCTAATCAACGCCACCGAGTATGCGCCGGACTGCGAAAGTATCGAACTAACCCTTGAGGATGCACCCGGCGACATTCGCACTTTCGATGAAAGCCGCACCGGTGGACAATGGAAACTTAGACTTGCGGGCCTTTACTCACAGACATCCACAAGCCTTTACCAGATTTTGTGGACTAACTTCAATACCCAAGTTGCATTTACCCTAGCCCCATCGGGTAACGCATCGGCAAGCACCACGCAACCACATTGGACCGGATCGGTTATTTTCGATGACCTACCGCCAATTTCGTTGCAGGCCGGTGATGTCACCAAGTTTGAAGTCACCCTTTCGGTTGATGCATCGGTTCACACCCCAAGCGCAACCCCGCCGGTGTTCTACGGACTTACCCGCAAGACTTCCTAACATGGCTAAACGCGCTCAAGATGGTTTTGTCAGGGTTGTTGGCCTAGACGAAACAATCAAGGCGCTACAAGCCATTGGAACCCCTACAAAGGCCATTGCACAAGCGGGTATTGAAAGCGCCCGCATTGTGGTTAGACAAGCCCTTGTAACCGTTCCACGCAAATCCGGTGCCCTAGCGGCCACCATCAAGCCAAGCCGCACCAAACATGGTGCGCGTGTAACTGCGGGTGGCCCTAGGGTGGTTTACGGTAACCCTATCCATTGGGGATGGGCGCGAGATTGGAAAAGTCCACAAGCATTGCGGACCAAGAAAAAGGTCATCAAGCGCAACATTGAACCGCAACCATTCTTGAGTGATGCCCTAGGATACACTAAACAACAGGTGATAGATACCTACCGCCGAAACCTAAACAAACTAATTGAACAAGAAACCGCGAAAGCAAGACAAGGATCGAAATGAATGTGAATTGGGATGACCTAAACCTTGAGGAAATCGAAACCATTGAGGAACTAACCGGGGAAATGATTGACAAAATCATGACCACGAAAGTGCCAAAGGGCAAGATGCTTAGAGCGCTTGTTTATGTCATGACAAAACGCACAAACCCCGCATTCACCTATGCCGAAACCGCCAAACTAACGCTTGATGCAAGCCTAGATTTGGTGAGTGGTGGCGAGGGTGAGCAAGACCCAAAAGACTAACCGCCGCAAAGCAAGCCGAAAGGATGGCGCAATTTTGTTATTACTTCAAAATGCCGCCAAGCGAATACCGCAAACTTACGGTAAACGAATTCATGGCATTCATCAAGGTGCGCGATGAGGCGGGAACAACAACCGAACTTGAGGACTTACTAACATGAGCGCAAGCACCCTAGTTAGGGTAAACCTAGTTGGCGATGACAGGGACCTTGCCAAGAAACTCAAGCAAACCGAAAAGCGCCTTGAAAGAATGCGCGGCCGCCTAAAGCGCACCAATTCCACACTC